ATTTATCTTTGCTGTAGTTACTGCTGAATCATTTATCTTTGCTGTAGTTACTGCTGAATCAGCTATTTTAGCTGTAGTAACAGAACCATCTTGTAAAGCTGTATTTGGAGACTTGATAAACTGAGACATTATATACTCTTTTGATAAATGTTTTTAACAGCTAATCTTTTTGCTTGTATTTCGTTTATCTTTTCCGATCTTCCTTCCATTATATGTTCTACTAATGCTTCAATAACATCATGTGGTTGAGGGTATGCTAATCTTCTTTGGTGGTTAATTTCAGCATTTATTTCTTCTGTACTTAAAATTTTATCTATCTGAACATCGTAATGAGGGTTTAATTCTCCTTTATCGTTTGGTGCCCCTATAATTCTATACAACCAAGCTTGAGCTTCCCCTCCAGTATTGAATTGTTCCTCGTATTGAATATTAGAATTTTTTTTCTTAATTAATACGTTAAACATTTTAGCCTACTTTTATAATGTGTATTTGTGTAAAATCAGCATCACTGTATATTGTAGTATTCCCTCCTGAATTTTGAAGCATCTGGTATTCTACAGTATCGTTTAATGCAAGATCGACTACGCAAGACATTTCCCCAGCAGCTACTATAATTGTAGATCCAATTGTAGCTTCGATATAATGTCCATTTCTTTTTAAATATGTAGCTGAATTTTTTACCAAATACCCTGATGCTCTTTCTCCTGCACTCCAAGTTGTTATACCTTCTACGCACCCTAGAGCTATGATTAAATATTTCCCAGGATCTTTTATTGTGGCTATACCAGTTGAAGTGTTCATCATGCCATGCGTATCGTAAATTCTATCTTCAAACACTATAGTTGTTACTGAGTTATTATTTATAGCTTGCCCAGCATCGGTTTTATAAGCACAACCTATAAAATCGCTTACTATCGGGTTTAAAATTATGGCACTTGGAGCAGTCGCCCATGTCCCTGCTGTGGCTTGAGTATTAACTATTTTACCGATTAATCTTATTCTTATATTTGAATACACCGCATCAGAATATAATGAACTAGAAGAATCTGCTCCTCCTGCTCCTCCTTCTGCTACAGTTGTATGAACTTTTCCTTCATCTAGTTTAATTCTTGATACGCCTAATTTAATTGTTCCTGCATTGTTTATTGCGTACACAAATATGTTCGCTTCTATTCCATTTATTTGACCTAAAGTTGAACCACTTGTTATTGTTAACGATAAAGCTGCTTCTAAATTTACTAATGCAAATTCCCCATCAGTAATTGTAGCGTCCCCAAAAGCTATTCTAACTGGATCAGCTCCACTTGCATTACTTCCAGCTTTTGTTTTTATAGATACAGTTAAAGCACTTGCGGCCACTGAAGCTGCAATACCGCAGTTAATAATTGCATAACTCGAATTTGCAACCCCATCTGCTTCTGCTGCTGAAGTAGCTGCATTGTTTTCACTAACTAAAGCTGCTGCTGCTGAAGTAGCTGCTGCTGTAGCGTGATATTTTGCAGAATAATTTGCGTTATCCACAGTTCCACCAGTATATTGTGCCCAATCTTTTGCGGAACCGCCTCCAGCTAACCCTCTAGTTTGTGTTCCTTGAGCGTGTTCTTTAGCTGAATATTCAGCATTATCTACAGTTCCACTTGTATATGTCGCCCAATCTTTTGATGATCCACCACTTGCTATCCCTCTTACTTGTGTCCCTATTGCCCATGCTTTAGATGAGTAATCGGTTGTTGCTACTTGTCCATCTGTTTTTGTTGCCCAATCTTTTGCTAATGCTGCATTTTCTTCGGCATCAGCGATATCTACAGTCGTAGGGCCTATTTCAAACCCATCTCCTGCTGCATTAACTTTTAATAAAACATCTGCTGTATCAATATCTGATGGAAGTGCAGGATCAAAAGTTCCTGTAAAACCATCTGGCAAAGTAACAGCTCTATCTACTAATTCACGTGTTCTTTGGTTTATCAATGTAGATTTATCTAAACCTTGCTCTAATGTTTCTGCTGGTAAAGCATCGTTTTCTACTAGATCAATTGTTTGAGTTAAAGCCGGATCTCTATAAATGACTAACTTATACAATGCTGAAGGAGCTGAAGTCATATTAACTGTACCGCCACTAGGGTACACACCATTCGATGTAGTTCCGCTAATAGTGTAATCAGTATTTAAAACTTGAAGTGATTCAGCTCCAGTGGATATAGTAACTTTTAAAACTTTTAAATCACTAGTGGATTGGAATGGGTATGAAAATGCGAAGGCCGTTGTGACACCATTTCCAGTATAAGAAACTCTGTTCGTCGTTGAACTTACTGTCATATATCTTCCTTAATTATTTAAACCCACCGCCTCTCTGAATAACATCAGAAGGAGGAAGTAAGTATTCTTGTTGTTTTTCTTTTTTTAATTTCTTTTCCATTTTCTTTAAATAACCAGGATTCATCATTTCATGTAAATTATAAGTTATCATGTAATCAAATGCCAATTTTGTAGCGAAATGATTCTTTAATGATGAAACACCAGGAGCGTTATTTAGCCCAAAATTAATAAGTTTATTTCTTGTTTTTTCCACATCTTTGCTATAATCATCAGAAAAAGGTAGATCTCTTAGTGAACCAAATATGTCTATTACTTCCCCAGCTCGTCCTACTGTGGGCCCTGCTATAGTTTCTATAGCACTTCTCCCAAATCTACTCTTCATATCCCCAAAGAAAAAATCCCCATAAATGCCCATTGACCCAGATTGAGCTAAAGATGCGGCCATTATTTTACCTACATCTTTCATATCTTCTGCTTCCCTCGGGGCTTTTCCTTTTAACATCTCTTTTAATGTCATGTTCACATAACCTAAAGCAATACTCGATGGAATCATTGCCGCTAAAAATCCCCCACCTTTTGATTTATCTGTGAAAGAATCAAGCATCATTTTAGTAAGACTTCCTCTATGCTCACTGTAGCCATATACTTCTCTTCCTAAATGTTTACGCATTAAAGTAACCATAAAGGATTTGTACATCATGATGTGTCTAGCTATCTCCCCAGAAGGTGTTCCTGCTCTAGTCCCGCCCCAAGTAATAATTCTTTGATCTGCTGCACTGGCTTCAGTAGCAGACATAGCAGCAAGATCTTGGTTAGATCTTCCAAATTTATCTTTAAGATTTTCTCTAGCGTTAGCCCTAGCTTTGTTCTCTAAATCACCTATCTTAGATTGGTACTTATCTAGTGCTTGTCTTTTCCAATCTAAAATCTTATTGGATTTTTCAGACCTTGTTTTTAAATAATCTATCCTATTGTTTATCTGCTGATCTAATTTACTGTATGCTTTTTCTGTTCTATCTATTATGTCAAACATTTTTTCATACAACACTTTGTCATCTGTTTTTAATCTGGAGGATATTTCTTTACTCATTTCTTTTTCTAGACTCTTTAGTTTGTTCTCCATTTCAGATATATTTTTTTCTATTTTGCCTTTTTTAAATCCTAGCTGTTCTCCTATTTCTTGTCTTTTATACCCTTGACGCTTAAATCTATTCACTATTAAATCTGACATTCTAGCTCTAGATTTATCAGATTTAATGCCACTGATATTTTTTTCTGTAGTAGATATGTCTTTAGACAAACTCAAATAAGACTGTAAGTCTGTTTCTACTTCATTTAATGACACTCTTTCTTTTTCTAAAGATATTCTGGCTTCTGTATATTCTTTTCTGGCATTTAATCTTTCTTGCATGGCCATAATCTGCGTGGCAGTCATGTCTTTTCTTTCTAGTCTTAATTTTTCTAAATCTTCCTTGGCCTTTAATTCTGTTTTCTTAATTACATCCGTTCTTTCAATTTTATAATCCACTAACTCTTTTACTTTTTCTGATAAGAAAGAAGATTCTTTTTGCTCAAAAGATTTAAACTCTTCTTCCATTCTTATTTTTTCATCTTGTATTCCTTTAAGCCTTTCTTGAACGCTTTCTAAAGAATCAAATTTTTCTAATGGGATATCATCTATGGTATCTACAACTAAATATTTTAAGCCGTTGCCTTCTTTTAACTCCATTCCTCTAAGAAGATCCCATTCTTGAGAAGATATGTCGAATTGTTTAAACCAGCTTTGAGTTCCTACTGGTAGATCATCGAAAGTTTTTCCGATATAGCTTGCGTATTTTTCCCCTTGGATTAAAACAGAAGCAAGTCTTATTCTATCTTGTAAAAATTGAATACCATTAAATTTAAAAACCCAATCTAAAAATTTTGATATCCCCCCAGCGTCTTTCATATCTGCTTCAAATATTGACGCTGAAGTTGGCATAGTAGTGTCGAGTAATATGCTTGATGCTTTGGCAAAATCCATCATTTCAGGAGTTATTTTTTTAAAATTTCCAAAGACATTCGTAATAGTTTTTCCTAATGAAGAAAAATATTCCCCCATTGTTCTATTATTTGCGTACCTAGAAGATCCTGCTACGGATAAAAAATCACCTGTAGCTGATATTGCTGCCATCATTAGGTCACTTGCCCTTTGAGATTTTCTAACGATTGTAGAAAATTTTCCCCAAGTTCCTAATGCTACTGCGTTTATTTCATTTGTGATTATTGGCCATGTAGATTTTGAAATAGAATCATATTCTTCTTTTAAATCCATAGCTTCAGTAGCTTTTCCTTGATTTCTTAATTCTACTAAAAGCTCATCAACTACTCTATCCATATTGGCTTTTGCATTAGGGCCAAACTTTTGCATTACGGCAACATTAGTCCCATCAAAATCTAATTCTCTAATTGCGTTTCCTAAAAGTGTATCTCCTTTAGAAAAAGCTTTATAATACTCATATTCCATTGCTGAAGTTTTAAAATGAATAGATCTTTCATGGCTCATCTTCTTCCCAATATTCGCTACACCTTTAAACCCTGTGGGAGTGCCATCCATTTTTTCAAGATTCATGTGATTACCTGAAACGAATCTATTGTAAAGATCTTCTAAAGCTTTCATTCTTTTTGCTTCAGGTAATTCAGGCATAGATCTATCCCAATCTATTCTTTGTGAAACAAAATCTACCCATGCTTTTCTATGTGAAGGGTCATTAAAAGGTTTATCTTTCCCAGCAGCTTGCCCAATTTTATCTGGATCATGAGTTCTTTTTAAAACTCTTCCTTCAAGTTTTTTAATATTTGCACCATACTTATTAGCTTCAAGTCTCGCTATTTCTAATGAGTCGTTTATAGCTTTCCCTACAGATAAAGCTTCTGCTGGTAGTTTAGAAATTACGTTATTATCAGGAACTTTCTTTGATAACTCGTACATTGCTGTAAATATTTCAGCATCAAACTTGCCAGATTGGGCATAATCAAGAACACCTTCTTTAGCAAGTCTTGAAGTCAAACCCATTTTATATTGATTCTTTTTATGAACTACTGATACATCTAAAGAATTTCTCGAACCTTGTCTTGGGGTTAAAGATCCTTGAAACATTGATCTTATGCCTTGAGCATAATCATCCCCCCATATATTTGTGAGATAATTTTTAGCTTCTGTTCTTTTTAAAACATTAAACGCTGCATTTCTTTTTTCTATTAGTGCAGCAGTTTTTAAATCTTTAATGTAGTTATCTAAAATAGGCATTAAAGCTTCTGTTAAATCTCCAGCTATTTCTCCTGCATTAAACTTTTCAATTAATTGCCCTACGGTTTTAGCTACTTCTTTTTTCTCCCCATCGGAGAGTTCTTTCCCTGTAAGCTCGGCTATTTCATTTATACATTTGTCAAACTTCATTTAGTACCTTTTGAAACCGCACACACCGCTACTTTCTGCATAAAATCTGAATAATCATCTACTGATTTAACATAAGCGTTTAACTCATCTATAATAGGAGTTATATCTTCTCCGTTTATCTTAGCACGTTCTATAGCTTCATTAACAACTTCATCTACTTCTCTTTTTGCAATTTCATAAGAATCTGTATGATCTTTTGTAGATAACTCATTAAGTACTTGATCTTGTTTTGCATTAATTTCATTGTCTATAAATTTAGACATAGGAGCGGTATCTATTTCTTTTGCCATCTTTTGCATATCTGCTGGGGTAGGATTTATCCTTCCCTTAGAGTCATTTATCGCTTGGCCCTCAGCTATAACTTCTGCTTTATTTTTTGGGTTTCTACTTTCAAGATCAATACCTTCTTTTATTGCTTGATCTAATTTTACTGAATCACCATTTTGTAAAATTATTGCATCGTCTTTTATATCTATTACTTTTTGCCCATTGAAAGATACAGCGTCTTGTTTACTTATCGCTTGTTTTACTTGTTTCTCTATTTCTAATTTGCCTTCATTTACATTTTCAAAATTATTTTTTATGTACGCTTCATCAAGTTTTTTTGGCTCTACAGCTACTACTTGATCTACATTTTTTAAAGCATCATTTTTATAAGATATATCGTCTAATTGTATTTTTAAGGCTTCATATTTTTCTGTAAAAACAGCAACACTATTTTCATCTCCGACGGATCTAGCTTGTTTTATTTTTAAATCTAAATCATCAAGTTTTGATTGAACTTCTACTTTATGAGCTGTATCTACTAAATCTATACTTATAGGTCTATCTTCTTGAATTTGAGCTATAGCTGCTTTTATATAATTTTGTCTTTGTTCAGGAGACATATTATCAAATTGTTTTGATAATTTTTGAATCGGACTTAACTCAGGAAACATTTTATTTTTTACTTCTACCCCAGCTCCTACAGCAGTATGCAATCCAGCTCCAAGTACAGTACCAAAAGCAATATTCATAAAACTGTTCGCTACTGTATATTCATCCCCCAATTCTTGAGATAAAGCATAACTAGCTGGCTCTAATATTGCAGCTCCTACAGCACCCTCTATCGCTCCTACTGCTGCTCTCCCAGCTAACCTAGCTCCTAATGTTGTTCTTGCAGCGATAGCTGCCATCTTTGCTTGTCCCACTACTGGAATAAAAGCCGTAGCAACATTTAATGGATCAACTAAACTTCCAGCTAATCCACCAGTTATATTAGCAAACCCAGAGTTTGCAGATTGAATTACTTCACCTCTAACTTTCTTTTTATACTGTCTTTCTATTAAAAAATTTAACGAATCTTCATCTATGCTATCTGGCAAATTGTTTACGTTAACACCTTGTTTTTGAGCTATAGCTTGAGCTTCATTTTTAGGAATGAATTTTTTACCTTGATCTATCGCTTCTTGTTTTTTATTTCTTAAATCATTCCATTCTAAAAGTTTTGTAGTTACATTATCCGATATAGCTTCATTAAATGATGCACTTAAAGCATCTCCAAAAGTTGAAGATCCTTCTTCTAAGCTAGTTGGTTTAGAAATTCTTCCTTCACCAAAGATCATTTAGGTATTCCTTTAGGATTAAATTTTTCTAATGTCTTAGTTCTGGCTTCATTGTTTAAAAGATTTAATTCATCCCAGGTAAGTCTTACTGGTTTTATTTCTTTTCCTTCTTTTACAAAAACATTATTTCCTTCCCCATCTAATAATTGAAGCCCTTCATCTCCGTTATTTACCCATCTACCACTTGCCTTTACTCTACTAAGATATATTTCTTTTGCGTCTTCTTCTTTTATCCCAGTTAAGCTCTGAGGAATATATACGTTTGGGATTTTATCTATTGTGTTTAAATAGTAATTCGATCCTGAGTTTACGCTGTCTAACATAGATACCCCATTCTGAATAGGTACTCTATATTCACCTTCAAAATCATATTTATCTAAAATAATATCTTTAGCTATATCTTCTGCATTTTTTTGAGGAAGATTATTGTCTTCATAATAATACATTAAATTTGAAATAGCATTTTCATAATCAGCAGCTATTTTATCCCCATCAATTTGCCCAGCTAAAGTAGTTCTTAAATCAGATAATGCTTCTTTTGCTTCTTCTTTATACTCTTTCATTTTAGTAGCATCTACTTTATTTGCAGGAATTACTGCTGCTCTAATAAGATCTTTCGCTAATGGTGTTTTACTTGGCTCGTTAAGTAATGTTGCTGCTACGTAATGAGAACTACTGATAGCTTCATTCGCTTTTAAATCTTTAAATGCTACAGTGGCATATTTCCCCCACTGTTTCATTTGACCCTGTAATATAGCTACTGCTTGATCTACACCTTTAGGATCTGATGAAACAGAATCCAATTGGTATTTAATAGATGAAATAGTATTAGCATCTAATATTGCAGGAGAAGAATATGGGTTTAATCTTTTTTGTTCCGAAACCATTGAAGAAGCATAGTCTTCTACAGCTTCTATAGTTTTAGGGTCATTTCCTCCTGGATCACTTCTTAATGCTACTTCCATAGCATCTCTTTTTGCTTGTGCTACTGGGGAAACTTTCTCCACATAATTTACAGGATCAGCTTTCATTAACTGCACTCTTTTATTCCAAGCGTTTAATCTCGCTTGAACTTTATTTTGCACAAGATAAAAATTCTCTGGATCTGATTTTAAAAGTTTATCAACCGCTTCAGGGCTAACAAGTTTAGCTGCTTCTTCAAAAGACATATCCTTAATAGCTGAATATTCTTTTGCTTCACCTCTAGCGTAAGACTGTTCTCTTATCATTCTTTCAGTTTCTTTAGCCGTAAACCCCATGCCTTTTATTTCATTCTCTGTAAATTTTCCTCTATCTTCTCCTGTAACCCTCATCCGATCCATTTCTTGTTTAAAAGCAAATGAATAATCTAATTTATTTCTTTCTGATGTTACTTCTTTTAATTTCTGAAGTTGAGTTAAACTTTGGTCGAACTTTTCTTTTGAAGCATTATTAACCCATTTACCTTTAGTATCTTTTAACTCTTCTATTGCTTTATTTATTTCTCCAATAGAAACATTGCTTTTTGTAGATAATTTAGTTACATACCCATCTAATGCGGAATCGTGCAGTACTGTGCTGCTTTCTTTACGCATTAAATCTTTTACCCCATTATACTGAGAGGGGAGCGTATTGTAATAATCATCCATTACAGCTATAGCCCCTTCTAATTTTTCAGGATTAGATCTAACAGTGTTTGCATAAATTGTTTGAGTATTTTTAGCATTTTCCGATACGTATTTAGCTTCTATATTTTTCTGTTTTGATCTTGCTTCAGATACTAACCTAGAATTTATTTGCGATAACCTACTATCTAAAGCCCTTCTTTCTACAGCATTAGAAGTAGATTCTAATAGTTCTTGTTTTTTATTTTCTAAATCTTCGTTAATATCATCTGCAAATTCCCATGTCTCGGGTTTCCCCTCTGGTTTTTTATATGTGTTCGGGTTGTAATTATTTATTTTTTCTTCTACTTCTTTGTCTTGTTGAGCTGCTGCATTAGCTGATTTTTTAGCTGCTTCGTGATTCGCTTTGTCGTCCACATATTTTTCTACACTTTCTTGGATACTATTCAGTGTTCTTCCTACGTCTTGTAATCCTTGACCTATACCAGAAGATAATGGCACATTACGAAAATCAACCCCTCCAGGAGATCGTGTTTGTTGTCTATATTCTTGTATTCTTGGCATTAATCACCTCACTATTTCGCACCATATTTAGAATACGTCGTGTAAGCATTTTCAGCACCTTTAGCTACTCCTGCATACCCTCTAATATTTCCTAAAGTATGAGCAGCTTTTCCTTGATATTCTTCTACGATTGCTCCTTGTTCTATAGACATAGCTCGTCTTTCACCTTGTGTTCTTATATTATATTCATCTTGTTTTGCGGCAAGTGCAGATTCTTGTAATACATCAAAAGCAGATCCTTCAAGTGTTACTCCACTTATCCCATAAGATGCTTTCATTTCTCCTAATACTTTTCTTCCTTGGACATTAGCAAGTCTAGCTTCTTCTTGAGAAGATTGTCTCTCCCATATTGCATTTTGTCTCGCTAAAGCAGCGTTATATTTTGAAGCTCTTAATGCTGTTTCTGCTTCTACAAAAGATCCTGCTGCTCCAATAAAATCGCCCATAATTATCCTCTATCTTGAGTTACTAATTGCGGCATAACTGCAAGAATGGTGCATGGTAAAGGTTGACTTTGCCTCCACGCTATTTTGTTTTCAAAATCGTAATCTGATTGAAGTGTTTCACTTATTATTCCTGTGTATAGTGCTGGTGCCCTAGTTAATGGATCTGTAGAAGTTCTAAATGTTAAGGTATCAAGTTCTTCTAAAGAAGTTCCGATCTGTAGCCCAAGGGAACGATGGATCAAGAATCCCACTCGGTGCGTCCTCCTTGTCTTACCTAGAGCGGTTCCATCGGCCGCTCCTGCTTCTAGTCTTAGTAATTGTCCATCACTATTATAACCTAATCCTACATGAACTACTGTAGCTGATGTGCTTAAAGTAATCGCTCCACTTGCTACTGTCTTATTAGGTTGTGGTGCCCCGTCAGCACAAACTGTTACTGATTGCCCTTCTAAATGATCTAACCCTGAAACTGTAGTGACAAATTTTCTAACTTCTCCCCCACTAACATAAGTGGTATATGAAGAAGTATTTATATTTGCCCCTCCATTCACAGAAGTTAATTCAAAAGTATTTGCAGTTTTATTTGCAACAATGTAACTTTCACCATTAACTTCAGTCATGCCCTCAACTTCTATTATCTTTACTTTGTCACCATTATTAAACCCATGAGAAGCAGCAGTTACCACCCCTGGATTTGCCTTTGTAATCCCTGTAATTGTAATCGGAGAATCATAAGTTAACCCGCTATCTACAAAAAAAGCATCTTGTTGGTCATCTGTATCTTCAAAAAATTTTGTCATGTATTCTACATATCTAACTACCGCCCCATCCACATACCTTTTTACTATCATCCACAACTCTTCTCTCGTAGCATCTGGGCTAGGAATAACTGCAATACTTTCTACGATTGCTTGATTGTTTGCAGCGTCTCCGTATCCACCAATAATATGTCTATGCCACCCAGCTCTAAGTGCATCTAAATCTCTCTCATAAGTCATGCCTAAAAGAGTTCCATCATTTCTTACCGCCCAAACTATTGATTGCGGCTCTTTCATATACGCTAATTCAGTACACCCTTCCCCTGTAATATGTTCCGCAAGAAGAGTTAAATCGTTTGCTCTAAATCCATCTACGTCATAAAAATATAAAAATTCTCTTAATTTCTTTGTTGATCTTTGTAAGTGCAAAGTAGCTTTTCCTACTTGAACAGGTTGAATATCTGCTGACCCATAAGAAGTTGATTTTTTCGCAGTCACATTTGTTGGGCTAATTGCTTCACTAATAGATGCTGCACGTATAACCCATTCGCCTCCTACAGTTCCTACTAACAATCCTTTTTCATCAGGGCTAAACCATCTGATAACATTTACGTCGTTTGAATTTAAAGTAAAAGATACTGCGTGGCTTGCAGTTATAGTTCCATCAGCATCACTAGGTGCAAAATTTTCATAATCACTTGTTCGAGATCCATCTAATCTTTGCGGAGCGTTTGGTGCCCCTCCAAAAAATAATCTATCTTCGTGGAATGTAACGCAAGCTGGATATCCTGTGGTAGCACTCCAAACTCCCAATCTCCACACACTTTTTGAAGTGGTGTCTGTTAATGTGCTTTCTACATCTACTGTAACTGATCCTGCATGAGTAAAAGCCGTTATTGTAGCGTATCCCCAAACAGTTCCTTCTTGCATCCTAACTTGTCTTCCTACATCGGTAGAATAAAATACCCCTGGATAAACTGTTCCCCCAGCAGTATAAGCATTTGCGTAAGTTGATCCTTGAAGATCAAAAGTTGTGGTAGTTATAACAGTAATAGTCCAAGATCCATTTGCTTCAGTTGTTCCTCCAACTCCTGCAATTCCTACTCTTATTCCTGTAGAAAATCCGTGTGCTGATCCTGTAGTTATTCTTACTAAGCCAGATCCATTGTTTGCGGTGTTTGATACTGCTACAGTAGCTCCTGTAGTTAATGTCACACCTGTACCTGTAGCGGCACTTGGTGTTAGTGTCCATCCTCTATCATCATTTGGAAGATATGGCCCATTGGTAAATTCTATAGTAGTTAATGTCCATGAAGTATCTGAAGTTCTTGTTAATTTTCTAGGTGCGTAATCTGGATGTGTAATATATAAAACATCTGCACTTTGAGTAAATTTTAATTCAAATAAATCTGCTGTTAAATATGGAGAAGATATTTCATAAGGTGTCCCTGGAGACGATTCTATCTGTCCATTATTTTTAAAAAATCTAATATATGTATTCCCAAATTCTAATATATAAGCTTGTGTAACTGAGAATTGAAAAGAAACTAATCTGGTTTTATTAGCACTTGTTTTTACTTCAGCTACGTAATATGTCCCTGGTCTTCTAGTTAATCCACCTTGTATTGTAGAAACAAAATTTAAACAGGTTTCTAAACCAGTTTGATACCTTTCGTTATCAACTCTACCATGCAATAAAGGAGAAAATTCCCCTCCGTTGAAACTTGATTGTAATGGAGATACTTTCAATCTTTAACTCCTTACTGTAACCCATTCATCTTCTGGCGGTTTTGCGGCTATGTTTAAAATCGCATTAACTCTTCTTGCTTCTCTTATTGCGTCTTTATAATCTAATCTCAAACTTTCTTTTTTCTGATTCGATTGTGTTAATTCTTCACATAATTCTAAAGCTAATCTGCACGATAGAGCTTCTCGTAATAGAGCGTCCATAATATTTGGATCTTCTAAATCATAAATGTATCTGATGTTTAATGGTGCATTATCATCAGTAACAATGTTTCCTGCTTCTATTTGCCAATCTAGTGAATTGTAATTATACCCATCATCATTTGGTAATAGACGTACGTAATCGCTAGGTAAGGGATAGCTGTTTTGTTTTACAAACAATGGATCAGTAGAACTTGCCGCTAATGCTGCTCTTTTAGTAGCACAAGCCCAAGGATGGGCACGTAATTCTGCTAATCTGATAGGATTATATGCAGTATTACACGCCCTTGCGTTTACTGAATCTTCAGTTATTGCTGTAATTCTTTTGGCACCTAATTTTTGTAATGCTCTATTACACATTTCAACTACACTGGCCATTTAGTTCTCCTAGTAAGGGATTCTAACTAATCTCGCATAATTCCCTGTCGCTGTAGTAGCTACAGCTCTATACGTCCCTGGAGGAAGAAACCCACTAACAATTCCATCTGCTGAAAGAGTGATAGAAGAAACATCGGCCCATGAACTTGTGCCTACAACTTGAATTTGTAATTTAATACTTCCACCGCCCCATGCTCCTGAAGAAGCAACAAATGTAGTGTGCCCTCCAGCCCAAAGTTTAGCGTCTCCGTTACCAGTTCCAGCAGCAGATAATAGGTCTATACTAGCTGTATTCATGATTTACTCCCTTACGCTAAAAATGTAGAAGCTTTAATTATGTGATTTTTAATCATGTCTAAACAATCTAAAACTTCTTGTTTTTTTACAGCTCTAGTTGTTCCATTTTCGTTAATAGCTGTAGTAGCAAACTCTACAGTTAGCTCTACAACATCAGAGTTTACAGCAGCTCCAGCTTCTTCAGTTACAGAAAACTCTCCTTCCCCTGGAGATATTTTAAATCTTCTTGTGGCCATTTTTTACTCCTTAAAGTAAAAGGGGGCTTTCGCCCCCACAGTTTTATTAGATTGCGTATCTAACTTTTAGTGTTATCGTTCCCCCATCAACTACTGCTGTAGTAACATAAGCTACTACATCGTAAGTAATTTTTGGATCACTCGATAAACCTAGTGCTTCCCAAAGTGGTTTCTCAGCATCTTCATAACCGAAAACTGCTGATTCATGAGTAATATCTACTCCGTTTAATGCAGCAGCATTTACGTCTAGTGAAGAAGCGAAGAAATCTTGGTCAACTACTGTTCCACCATCTGCTGTAGATTTATAAATACCTACATCAATAACTCCTGCTGTCCCCATATCATCACTGTAAATTAATACTTGCGAAATTCTAGCATTACTTGGAACTTGGCAAAAGTGATAAGTTGAAGCAGAAGAAGCAGCAGCAGATACTTCTTTTGTACCTACAGCTTCGATTAATTGTCCACCTAAAACAGAAGCGTTATTCAACACTTTCGGTGTTGAATCTCTGTTTGTTATAGGTGCGGATTTTAAATTTTCAACGGCCATAAAGCCCTCCTAAAAAAGTTTAATAAATTAATTATTCAGCACACTTAATTTCCATGATTTTATCTTCTTCAAGTCTTGTAGCACCAGCAGTTAGATAAACGTATGCTTGCCAAGGAAGACCTTGAAGATCTTTTCTTTGTGAGATATCAGTAGTGATATCATTCCAAATACCTAGGTACATACCAGATTTAGCAAATACTGGAACTCTTCTATAAGAAGATCCATCAACATCAAGAAGTTCACAGTGGATGAAATTGATCCCTAAGAATCTTGAAATTTTTCCATCTACTAGAACAGGCTTGTCATTGAAATCTGTAGAAATAACTTGTGCTTCAGCAAGTAAGTTATCGTGTTGGATAGCTGTAACAACACAGTAGATTGGATCATTTTCGATATCTACTTCGTTTGCCATAAGAAGTCTTTTTGCTTTTCTTAGTTTAGCTACAGTAAGACCTGTGTTTGAAGCAGCACCTTCGTTTACTGCAATTTGGTTTCCTGCTGGGAAAGTAGTAGAAGTTCCACCAGCTTCACCAGTTTTTGCTGTACCGAAGAATGAATCAATAATTAAATTGTCCATTTGTCTTCCTGCTGCATAAACAGCATTTTGAACATACGATGAAGAAGGATCATTAAGAAGTCTTAATTTGTCGTATGAATCAATTAATTGTGGAAGATCGAAGTCACTTGGGAAAACCCATCTTCTATCTAAAGAAGCATCTACTCTTCCCATTGCACCAAATCTACCAGATACGGCTTGCATTTCTACTTGTGCGTATTGATCTACTGGTGAAGCTTGTTTACCAACATGAGATCCTGTCATTACGTTCCCACGTAATTTTGAACCTTTTTGTTGTAACAAAAGTTGAATTGTTGTTGCGTACTGAATCACATAATGCGAAGGAATGTTTACAGACATTTTCCTCTCCTTTAAAAAAGTTAATAATATAACAACTTCAATTTGAGGCTTATCTGTTTACCAGGGCCCTTATACATTTATCCCTAAATGCTAAAGGTGGTCTTTCCCACTGTCCGACGGCCTAGAAAAGGTTATCGTCTTTGGATTTAAAAAATCCCTTCTTCTTTTCGGGATTCTTTACTTCTTCTTTAATCTCTTTACCTAAAACATAAGCTTCATAAATTTGGGCAATCTTAATGTTATCATCAGGATGCTTATCGCCTCTATGAACCAGTTTTAAAATATCAAGACGTACAGATTCTATCATATAATAAATCCTTTAAAAATTTTTGTAAAGTTACTCAGGATATGCCCATTTATGTAATTGGTTAAGTTTATTTCTTGCCTCAACATCTCCTGAACTATATTTACTGATAAAATTACTATCGTTTTTAAGTTCAGCAATTTGGTATCGTGCTTGTTCAGGAGTTAATACCCCAAATCCTTGTGGAGAGTTCGGCCCTACAAAAGAAGATTCACCTATCTTTGAACCAATATTATGTAAAAATTTCATAACTCCATCATACCCTAAAGCACTTTCTAACTTATCAATCGCTTTACCATCCAACCCGAATTGAGTAGCTGCTTTTTTCGCTACTTGAACATTTTGGTCAAATGCCGCACCCCAATCTTTTTTAAGAGATACTTCTTGTTCCTTAATGCTTTGTTGCATTTTTTCAGTCATTTCTGTACCAAGTTTTGTATTTAATTCGTTATAGCCTTTCATTAAAGTTTCAGCTTGGTTTTTAGTAAGTCCAAGTTTATGAAAATTTTCTCTCGCCCAAGATTCAAATTCTGGAGAGGATCCTTCTGGGAGTTTAAATTCATATTCTTTTGGATCTGCTGGCCTACCTAATTTTGAATAAACGTCGTTCCATTCAGGAGCATCTGCTTTCTCAGGCAATTTAAGTAATCTATCTTTTGGTGCTCCCATTAATTTTTCAAAATTTTTATAAGATTCAACTACTGATTGAGGATCTTTAAATCCTTTATTTTGGACATATCCTTTTAAATCATCGTTAAAAGTACTATACCACTCAGCATTTGTAGCCCCATTTGGAGTTACATTAATTGGAGCTGCTGTAGCGTTTGGTGTTACGGCTTCCACATTTGGTGCCGCTTGTGGAGTAGATGCTTGTTGTGTTTCCATAATTTATTCCTTTTTTGAATATTTTTTCCATAAATCTTCTGATGATAAATTTAAGTGTGCTTCTATTCTTAAGAAAACTTCTCTTCTTCCTTCTAATACCGCATGAAGTCTTGCATCTGGGTTAAAAGTAGATTCATTAGCTCTACAAAAAGCAGCTAAATCTTTTAGTACTTCTTGAGCAAGAAGGTCTTCTTTTTTAAAAGTTTGTTGATAAGCAAACTGTCTTCTGAAGACAAAGTTTTTTGCTTTCTCTAAAATGTCTTTCAGTTTAAGCTCCTGCTGCTTTGCTTGTTGCGTTAATCATTGCTGCTTGTCCAGGCATAGCTTCTATTTGTTTTTGTTGTTGATTTGCTTGTGCCCTTGCCATTCTTATTTTTTTAACATCTTCCACTGACTTCATCCATCTTGGAGGAACCCCTTGGATAGAAGAAATTTCTGGAATAATTGTGTCCCAATCGAAATGATCTATTGCTTCCATTGATTGAGTTACGTTTACTACTTGAAGTGCTGTTTCTACTGTTCGCATAAGACCAGATGCTTCTTCAGCTCTTTGTGCCCTAGAAAGTGGTGAATCGTATTGAACAGTGTAATCACCTTTTGCTTCTAATAGTATTCCTGGCATTGGAGGAAGTAATCCTTGTCTAGCTAGGATATCTATTTCTCTATCAATCATAGGGCCCAAATATTCAGATTGCTGTCTTCCTAAAGTAGGGGCAAGTAAAATCCCCTTTTCTCTAGTTCTTTCTAGTACTTCTGTAGCTGTCATTTGACCAGTTTCAGTTAAGATCTGAAATAATGTAACTAAGAAAGCATCATTAATTACTGCTCTTTCATCATCCATTAATTCTTTTCCAATCATCACATTTCCAACCGCTAAAGGTTGAACTAATGGACGACCATCAGCAGTTATCCCCCCAGCATTTAATGACCCTGGCTTTAACGAAAAAGTATCTATTATCCCATCGTCATGAACTAGTAAAATAGGATCTACTGTTCTGTGACCTTGTTTTAACACTGTCTTTTTTTCTTCATTCAAAGTTTTAATAGCTGGCAAAACTTCCATCGCTGGAGATCTACCATATACTTCCCCTGGTGCTTGCTCATATCTTGATATCGCATAAGGAAAAGTATTATAACCACCTTCCTCAATAATCTTATTCCCTTCCATAGAAATATAATAAGAAGTATATTGCATACCCTTATAATCGAATCTTTCATGATCTCTTTCTGTGTTTGGCTTAACACAATGAAGGAAAAAGAATTGCCTATCAGGGGCGTTGCTTAAAGCATTTATAATTGCTGGTGGCAATTTCTCGCCCCATTTCTGATAAGCTTGACGTGCCGTCAAAGGAAAGTGCCTAAGCACTTTATCTACCATACCCTGATGGTTTTCTACAAAAAATAATTCTGATAAATGTATCGCTTTATATCTAATCCCTGGTTCGTTGAAAAGATCATCAATGAACAATGCCCCTGTTCCAAACGCACCAAGCGATTTATAATTCTGCTGATTTTGTGAAGAAAAATTTGCTCTAGGTGTGTATCTATATTTAAAAAGTATTCTTGTTACTTCATCAAAATATAATTGAACAGATCTATCTTTATTTAAAACTGGATCGCTTGCGGCTAATTTATGCCACAAAGAATTTCTTGGAGTAAGTAAAGAATCTAATATTGCTGAAAATCTATTCAAAGCAATCGAAGCTGTAGAATCAAAAATAAATTCAGTTCTTTTTTCACCTTCAGTTTGATTGTACGCATTAAACGAATTGAATGAGTTTGATTGGCTTGGTAAAACTCTTTCTGCAATTTCTTTCCAGTGAGTTTCCCAATTTCCTCTACTTCCTGCTACTTGTTTAAATTCTGATATAATTTCTTGAGCAAGCTCATCCATTTGCTTTGATTGCATTTATTATACTCCTAAAAGAGTTTTTCTAGCTGAATAGGAAGTGGAACCACTTAATCCTTGTGGGCCAGAAATAATAGTTGAAGCTCTCCCTCTCTTTCTCGTATCCCCTAACTGCTCCTGCATTGCCGCATCATCAGCAACACCTTTTGCCGCATCATCTGGAGTAGGAGTATTAGTAGCAGCATCTTCAAAGTTTGGAAGATCTGGCATATCAGGAGCTAATTCACGAACAGCTTCATTTTTTACTGTTCTAAATACTTCAGAAGCTCCCATTGTAAGTGCTGCTGTAGCTGCTCTCCCAGGATCTTCTGCAAATTTTTCTACAGATCTTCCTGCTTTTTTTATTGGATTTCCACCGCCCATCTTACAAACTCCTTGTTAATATAATTTTCGTCCCTGATAAACTATGGATCTTAAATCCATTTTTCAAATTAAAGATCAAAGGTGTTTCAGGATCTTTAATCGTAGTATCAACCGAGCAAGAAACATAACTGCATTTTGCCTCTAATGCTAATCGGTGTATCTCTTCAAAAAATAATACGTGGGCATTACCCATTCGTTTTTCTGGTATAATATAATATTCTTTTATAAAAAACTCATCCTTAAAAATCTGATAAACAACAAAACCATTCTCATTTTCTATAGTATCTAACTGTCCTTGTTCTTTAAAATAATCGGCAAACATACTCATTGTTTTATCTATCCAAATATTTTATAATCAGTGCCTTTTGCTACTTGACCTGTTTGTCTATAACGATAACTCTTTAGATCATTTCTTGCAACTCTAACGGCAAAAGTGACACATAGTGCATCAGCATAGTCAGGTGATGCTAGTCCTCGTTTTTTCATTTCTTCTTTTGATTCTAAAAGTAGTTGATCTCCATGTCCTTTAAACTTATATTCTGGCCCACTGAGATCTGCTAACAAATATGAATCATCCTCAATACACCCACTCCCAAGCCAATCCCTCATCCTTGCCCATAACTCAATCCTTTTATTTGCCCACTTATCTTCTTCCGATTTTGAACCAAACCAAACTTCATGAACTTTAAAATTCATCTCTTTCAATCTATCAATAACCCCAGTTCCATTTCCAGCATCAATACATACCGCATCTGGATTATATTTTTGAATAAGCCCTGCCACCAAATTAGCTACTTCCATATTATCTTTACCTTTAACTTTTACAGCAGGAATACTTCTAGCATCTCTCCCCCTTCTAAAACATATAACTGTAGAATCATCCCCAAACCTTGCAATATCTACTCCCATCACTAATGCTGCGTGTTCATCCTTAATCAATTCTCTATCCACCGCTCCTTGAATCAATGCCCTAGAAATAAATTGTCTATCTCCTTGATTTGGAAATAACCCTTTAACTTCCACTTTTGCTTCATCAGAATCTTCTCCATGTTTATCTACGATGGACTGAAGCTGCTGCACATCCACACCTTCTACTGTTCTTGCATCAATGTTTCTTGTCTTCCAATAATCTCTGTACTTATGGAAACATTCAAAAAACTCTCCTGTATTTCTTCTTGGGTTAGAGTAACAATACCAATATCTATGTAAAATTGGTTCGGTAAAAAACCCTTCAGATACTTTCCATATTGGACTTGGAATACCTGAAGCTTCATCAAAAAATAATGCTTGCCCATAATAATTATGCGTTCCTGCAAAAGCATCTGGATTTTCTTCTGACCAAAGAATAGCTTGGGCGTAATAATATCCAGTATCGATTTTTAATTGTTCTTTAAGAGCAGTTTCAAACCATTGAGCCGGTCTTAAAGATAATGCCGTTTTATCAAACCAATGGGAATTAATAGCAAGTGTGTGCCATTTCCCAAGTTCGGCCCAAGTTTTAGATTTTAATTGTGATTCAGTATTGGCAGTAACAGTAACAGTGGATCCTACATGACAACTCATTTGCCACAATACTAACCAACTTACTAATGCTGATTTACCAATTCCTCGCCCAGAAGCAGTAGCACTCTGATATACTTTTGGAACTTTACCAAGCTTCATTAAATTTTTATTTTCAATAATATGTTCGGCAATAGCTTTTAATTCTTTTACTTGCCATCCTCTAGGTGAATTGTGATGTTCTAAAGGAGTTCCTTTTTTCCCCCATGGGAATACGTACATTACGAACTTATAAGGATTTTCTTTGATATCAATTGACCATAGATCGGCCATCAACTTCTGTTCATCTTTTGGACTAATCTTTTTTTGCATCTAAAACCTTATCTATAGCTTCAATCCATAAATGTGAATTATTATCAAACCACGTTAAACACGCATTGTCCTTGTAAATACAATATTTAAAATTATGCCAAAAAAAATATCTCATTTCAGACATACAAAAAGTGCAAGGAAGTTCTTTTTTATCTGGGTATATATCGATCGTAATAGTATTATTTTTTCTTCTTGGTTTTCTATATTCTGGCCCAATAACATTATAACCGAAAATTAAAGGAGATTTAGTACAAGCCGCTAAATGCAATAACCCATTATCTAAACCAATAGTCAAAACAGCACCTTCCATTATCTTTGCCGCCTCCAACAACGTAGTCTTCTCCAATAGATTAACCCCTTTAGACAAATCATACCCCCCAAAATCAGCTTGATGGCACTTAGTCATAAACGCTTTACCCAAATAAACAGGCATAATCCCTTGCAAAATTAAATAATCTTGAATCTTTGAAAATAACAAAGGAGACATCTTCCTATTCTCATCAGTCGCCCCTGGTGTCATAACCGCATATCTTTTAGGAAGAAGCTTATCCACTTCAAAATTTTCTAATTCCAAATCCACATAGGTTAAATCCATCGGAGCATGATGCAAATTTGCAAAATACACAAACCCTAAATCCACTAAATGAGCCCCTGTTCCATTCAAAACAGAATCATGCGAAGGAAGATATGTCGGAATATCCTTCATAATCTCTACTGTCAGCTCCTCCCTCAATAAAACTTTCCACCCCTTCTTGCCGTCAAAAAGATGCTTTGGAATCTCTATGAAATAATCAGGTGAGTAAATAGTTCCAAGTACATGAGGCTGAGTATCGAAAATCCATTTAAGTGCCACAAGATGGCAAAGGTAATCCCCTATAGCCCCTACGTGTAAAGAAAAATTAACCTTCTTAACCGATGTCGTTGTCCCTTCTCGGTAATTAGGTGAACCTAAAACTACTGTTTTCATGCAAAAATAATATAATATTATTATCTTTTTGAAAAATATAAAATAAAAAATTAACAGTTTTTGAAAAATTTTAAAAATGTTTGTGACAGGTTGATGAGAATTACACACGCAAATATTCAGGCATACCCCCCCATACCCATCGGTACTTCATAAACTTTATGGGTACCCCCCCCATGGGCTTGCTAGTACAGCGCCATCATGTTATATCGCTTACATGATAGTTAAAGAAGATGGAACTATAATCGGTGTGAAAGGTAAGCCGCTTAAAACGTATAGAAGTTTTGCTGGATACGAATACATAACTACATATTTAAACGGAAAGAGTAAGAAGCATAGTGTTCATAGATTAGTAGCGATCAAGTATGTGCCAAACCCTTTCAATAAGCCATGTGTTAACCACAAAGATGGTAATAAACAAAATAATCATAAAGATAATTTAGAATGGGTTACACATAAAGAGAACACACGCCACGCTTTCAATGTAGGGTTAATGGATAATAAGCATCGTACAAACCATTTAAGAAATAGATTAATATTAGAATTATATCTCGATATGAAATATAATATGCGAGAACTAGCTATCATTTTTGAAACAACTCCGGAAAATATATCAGCAATTATTTCACCATAAATCATCGTCACTTTCATCATTGACGCTATGTGTTAATTGCTTCTTAACGCTATGTGTCTCAATAATTTCACTACGGTTTCTTGCCTCATCAATTGCTGAATTTAGATCGATTATTGCCACGTCAACTTGCAACCTATCACCATACTTTTTAGGCAACCTTTTACTCAATAACCACTTGATATTATTAGACTTTAGGTTAGCTCTTTCAACACTTTCATAAGTGTCAGGAATGCTTATTAATTCGTCAGAAAGTTCTTCTAAACACTCTGAACGGATATCATTACATAGCAGTGCGAAATGAGAATCACTATTCACTAAACGATATAATTTATAGACATTTATACCAATTTCTTTTCTGATATCTTTAAAACTATGCCCTTGAGCCAGCCTACCTATTAAAAACTCTTTAAATGGCTCTGTAAGCTCGAAAACACCATTAGGGAATATGTCTGTATTGGCTTCAACAAACGCTCGTATATCGCAATCTTGCATGATTTTAGGCAATTTTTTATCGCTCATAGAATTTAATTATTTTCTTATTTCTTCTCTTTGACAACCAATGGGAATAATTTTTCCACAAAGAAATTCGATCCATTCAATCCAGTCGATGCAATTGATTCGTTTGGCTCATCAAAGATCATAAAAACATCATTTTTCTCATAAAATTATCACTTAATAATATTATATTATTTTTTAATCATTCCCTCATCCAATAGGCGAAAAAGTTCATTTTTCAAGTACGTTCCGCTGTTCTAAAAAACACCCCCTTTTTAAACTCCTTATATTTTTTCATATTTTTTTCCTTTTTTATATTTTTTCTTACTTCTTTTTAATACTCTTACGTTATCCTAAATAGCATAGAACAATAAGTATATTTGGAACAGTAATATAAATTAATTAATAATTTCAATAACTTATACCTGTTCCAAAATTTCTTAAAAATGTTCCAATGTTCCAAAAAACACCCCTGTTTTGGTCTTTTTTATGTGAATTAATTTTGTTGGTCTTACATTTCATAAAATTACTTTATAAATTAACTCCATTTTGACGCAATGAACATTTTGGAACACCCCCTTATTTTTGGTACACAATTTTTAAGCAAACAGCACACTTTGGTACGCATAATTGGCATAAAATACTCTCAAAACTCTATTATAAAATATTATTTTTATGTTTTTACTCTCCATACCATGTAAAATTTACTCATTGTGGTTTAAACAGCACTGAATTTTATCAAATAATATCATAAACTTACATAAAAATAATATAATTTAATCTTTTCTATTGATTTTCCGATATAATTATATTATAATGTTATAACTTTATGGCAATTATGCCGTAATATAATAGGAGATATAAAAATGAACACGTTTAACCCGATCAACACGTTAAAAACCGGTATTACTGCTTTATCCGTATTGTTATCAGTATCGGCAATTTCTTGCCCTGACACTTTACTTGTGAAGAAAGTTGGCTCAAAAACTTCTTATTCCTTAGATTTGTCTAAAAAGTTTAATGAAAAAGAACTTAAGAAGTTTCAATGCTCACCTAAATTCGTTTTAATGAGCAAAAGTCAAAAAGTCATTTTAATAGATAAAGAAGCACAAGATAAAAAAGCGAGGCTATAATCATGAAATCATTAATTTTATCAATTATTATTCTTTCAGGGGGTGTAACACCCTCTGTTAAAGCGGAAATGGTTTATGGGTGTTTATCTTCTCATGAGGCTTCATTAGTTCATTTACTTCTTCCCCATGAGCAAATTGGGCTATTAAACCCTAATACGTGTTCTGATGTTGCAGAGGGCATTGATTTTGGGGCGTTAGAAGATCTTATTAATAACAATTAATTAAAGGAGTATAAAAAATGAAAATTTATATAAAAACAAATGATAAACGAATACTAGACTATTTCAACACCCAATATGACGACGTGATGCTTTTTTCTATAAAAGAGTTCGATACTATGCTGATAAGACTTGGCTATGAGGCGGGCGAAAATAAAATAATAGACTTAAACACAAACAAAATTGTAGGTGTTTTTGACATAAATTAAGCAATTAAAAGGAGCATAAAAATGAACGATAACGACAAAGCCATTGCCGTAATAGCATCATTCATAATAATCGGTGTCCTTTTGTACGCCCTTAATATTCCCGATCCCTATGGGGGAATAATAGGGCTCTTAGTTGGATGCTATATCCCATATAAATTTTTCGGATAAATAACAAAATGACCATGGGGGGGGCTTAAAAGTCCCCTAGTCATTTTATGATTAAAAGAAAATAATATAATTGTATTAAATTATTAATTAATTAACCATTGGATCAATTATGAAAATAAAACGTGAATTAACGGATGAACAAAGAGAAGCTTATAAACTAAGACTAGCAAAAGCGAGAGCGGCAAGAAGAATCAAAAAGAATGATGAAAGAGTAAAAGTCATATCTGTATCTTTAAGAATCGAAGAGATCGAGGCACTAAAGAGCTTCGGAAAGGGTAAGTTAACTAGGGGTATCCGCTTTTTACTCAAAGATTTCTCCGCTTCCCCACATGAAGACGATCTCTTTTAATATAACGCTATGTGTTATAAATAATAAACACCGCCCACAAAAATTTTAAGCCTCAAGTTCCCTTGGAATTTTTCCCCTTGGTGAAAATATCAAAAATAAAAGCCCATTTTCAAAAATCAAAAATGAAGCTACGTTTTTTAATTAAGGTCATTAATTAATATCTCAATTAAGGTGTAAGAATGACACTTAAAAGCTCAACAAACGTATTAATTTCATACGTATTATGTGCTTATCATGCGTTTTATGGGCTTAATGGGTTTTTGAAATACAAGAAATTGACAAAAAAGATGTAAGAAAAAATAAATTTATAATAAGAAACAATGTATATTTTTTGAGGAATCCTCAAAAATGTTGCCTTATTTTATATTATTTTATATAATTTTCCCCTATGAATGACAAAAAACAAGTAAAAAATGCCTCCGAAGATGATATTCAGATACAAGCAAAAACTTATGATGCTTTTCCGTCTATGGTCTATATGAGAACACAAGATGCTCAAAATGATAGGTTTGAGAGTTTTGGATCGAGTATTGAAAGGATTTGTGCTTTGTTTGGAGGGGTTAAGAATTTCATAGACGCAATGCGTTATGTAGATATAGAACTCTCCATTTCCACTATTTATCGCTGGAGGGATTCAGTTGACGGAAAGGGGGGAGCTGGGGGAATGGTTCCACCTAGATATGTAGATAAAGTTAAAGAAGCGGCAAGGTTGAATGGGATATTGTTACCTGAAGATGCTTTTTCACCAGAGATAAAGCTTATTAGGGTAAGAGAAAATGGAACTTGGAAAGAAGTTAAGTATAAAGATAAGCCAAATAATCCACATTATAGACTTGAAAAAAAGAAAAAAGAGCAAAGAGAACGAAAAAAACGTGAAAAATTGGGGGAGTAATGGACAAAGAAGAACTTGAGAGATTGTTTGAAGAACATTATCGAGCAATGAAGAAAAGGCATGAAAAGGTAAAAATTGATTTAATGAATATGTTTGGGAATAAATGGAAAGAAGAATATAGAAGATTAGAAATGGATAAGGAGCAAACAGAATATGAATACTTCGTTGGACGTGACACAAAGTTCGGAAAATTCTCTCATTAATTTAGTGGAAAAAAGATTTTTAGAACTTGAAGCTGACATAAAAAGACTAACAAAGAATGGATCACACGCTACTTTGAGGCATTACGAAAAGCAAAGAAATGAGAATATAGAGATCCTTTTCAGATTAAAGAGCGGTTATGATCGATAAAATAATTACTGCCTTTTTAATTTTATTAACAGGTGTGTTACTTGGAATGTTTTTTCTGTTAATTAAAGTGGCATTTTTATGATCTGGTTTAAGTATTTAACGATAACTGTTGTCATACAATCAGCAATATTTCTTCTATTTTTGCTTTGGTATTTAACTTTTGGCGAAACAAATGAAGGTGAAGAATGAAAATAAATAAAGATTTGCTAAAAACATTTAATCCTTGCGTCGATAGATGGAAGAATTTTTTAGATCATTATTCAGAGTTTGATGGCAGTTTTGACGAGTTTATAGATTTAGAAAATATTAGTTACGAAGATAAAATATGGGTAGCGAAAAAAGTTCTTAATAAAAATCAACTTGTTCATTTTGGGTTATTATGCGCCGAAAGCGTTTTAAGTATCTTTGAAAACAAATTTCCAGAAGATAAAAGAGTAGGCGACTGCTTAAAATATTTGATGAGCATTAAAGACTTTAGCAGTATCACGGCCCAAGAAAAAGAGAAAATACTAGAACACAGAAGTAATGCTGCTTATGCTGCTGCTGATGCTGCTGCTTATGCTGCTGATGCTGCTGCTTATGCTGCTGCTGCTGCTTATGCTGCTGATGCTGCTGCTTATGCTGCTGCTGATGCTGCTGCTGATGCTGCTGCTTATGCTGCTGCTTATGCTGCTGCTTATGCTGCTGATGCTGCTGCTTATGCTGCTGCTGATGCTGCTGCTTATGCTGCTGCTGATGCTGCTTATGCTGCTGCTTATGCTGCTGATGCTGCTGCTGATGCTGCTGCTGATGCTGCTTATGGCCGTAAAATGCAGCAAAGTTTAAATCTACAATTACTAAAAGTGGCGGCGAGTTTATGACCGAAGAAACAGTAATCTACGAATTCTCAGGCGTAACTTTAAACGAAGAAAAGCTTTATAAGCGTGTTGTTTTAGAAAAGACGATAACTATAAGTGAAAAGCAGTTTGATGAGGCGTTTATGAAAGCGTCTGATTCAATAGTAAGAGGATGTAAAGGTTTAATAAGTGATTTAATTAAAATGGAATTAGGATTTTAAATGCCACTAACAATTGAAGAAATTATTCAAGAGATTGAGAGAAGAATGGGCGTGAACGAATCGTTTATTAAAAAACTAGACGATTTCAATATGAAGAAAAATGCAATTCTGCAAGGAAACACGTTAGCTAATTTACTCGACTGGATCAAATCTAACGATGAAAAAGGTAATAAAAAGGGAAAATAAATGACTAAACAACGCAACAAAAAGAAAGCAGAACTAAAACGTGAAGCCAAGAAATTTGTCGGGGCAACTAAGCGAAAAGGCTTTGGCTGGAATTATTTTTTAAAAGAAGAAATTGAGATAAGAGAAAAAGGAAGGGTTGAAGGGAAATGAAAAAAAAATTAGAAATGATTCTCATATTTATATTATTCTCACCAATGTTTTTTCTTGGAACTATTTTACAAACGCTTTATTTCCATTTTTGCATTGGATGGCATTCTTCTGATGCTTTTCTATGGAGCTTGTATTCAGGAAAGGAGCGAAAGTGAATGTTATCTACTACGATGCGACAACAGATAAATTAATAGAAATTTGGAATGTTGACCAACAAGAAAAAACAGTTGCTTTTAACTTGGATACGGAAAATATGTCTGAATTTGTAATAATTCCTATTAAAGACAAAGTTAGTGCCGATGTTTTTTATATTGGTGAGATTTAAAATGAGTAAGGAAAATAGAGAAATGAGATATTTTGAATATATAGATGATCTATAGTAATAAACAGGGGGGGTTAAAATGAATCTAGAAAATATTAAATCGTTAATTGAGTTAGTAGGGAAATTAGACTTGGGTGATAAACCTAAAAAATCAAAGGAAGAAAATCTAGGAAAGCACATTTGCATTTTGCAGCGTGGCTGGGTTTTTGTTGGAGATTTTTCTAAAATTGGGAATGATTGCTACCTCGACAACGCAAGCGTCATCCGCTCATGGGGAACAACCAAAGGGCTTGGGGAGATTGCAGAAAATGGGCCTATTAAAGACAAGACGGTTTTAGATTCTTGCCCTCAAGTTAGATTCCATTATGGGACATTGGTTGCTTGCATAAAATGCAACGATAAAAAATGGTAGCTTATGTTAGTAAATTTTGACGAATCTCAAAATTCAAGTAAATCAAATGGCAATGGCGTTGGCTATGGCTATGGCAATGGCGATGGCAATGGCGATGGCGATGGCAATGGCAATGGCTATGGCTATGGCTATGGCTATGGCTATGGAAATAGCTATGGAGATGGCTATGGAGATGGCTATGGAGATGGCTATGGAGGTGGCTATGGAGATGGCTATGGCAATGGCGTTGGCTATGGCAATGGCGTTGGCGTTGGATGGTAGCTTATGTTAGTAAATTTTGACGAATCTCAAAATTCAAGTAAATCAAATGGCTATGGAAAATGAATATCATTGAAGCGATAAAATCAGGGAGGCCGTTATGAATTATAATTATTACAATGCGTTCACTTGCCCTAAGTGTGGGGCACTTAACCATGGGGGGTTCAGCACATGCGGGTGTGGTTTATGTGGATATACTGGCTATATAATTCATTCGTCTGGGGATGTTACTGTAACAATTAACTCAAGCGGATCAAACGTAGTTGGCATGCCAATCCAAAAAAAACCATAACGATAACTGAGAGTCAGTTTGATGAGGCGTGGGGGAAATATTCTGAATTAGATAGAAACCATGAAGACATGAAGCAGGATATTAAAAAAGACTTAGGGTTTTAACAGCACTGGCTACCAGTGCAAATAATAAGGAGAGAAATTATGTTTGAGACACACAAGTTAAATGAGAATGGATTTAAAGAAATGTTAGAGTACAAAAACACAATGGCCAAAGCTGTTAATGATGTGCTTACTGCTATGCCCGAAGGTAGAGAAAAAGCAATTTTTAAAACTAAAATTGAGGAAGCTGTTTTTTTTGGTGCCAAAGCTATTGCAGGCAAGGATGGAAATTATACTGAGACTACAGATTATCCGTTAAACTAATTATTCGGTTTTTTCAGTGCAGTCATTCTAATGAGCTTGGCTGCACTCTTGGAGTTTCTAATGAGCAAGGATAATAGAGAGATGGAAGATATATCTGGGAAGTTTAGAAAATGGTTATTAGAAAAAGATAAATGGGGGCTTCCAAGGAGACGAACAGATATGTGTTCTGACACTCTTGAGATTGGTTTTTTCTATGGATACACTATCGCCCAAAAAGAAATGCAAGAAAAACTCGACGAGGCGATTGAGGTAATAAAGTTTTATGCAAATCCTGAGAGTTATAATATGGGGAGTTTTCCACATGGTTTTGCTGGAATATTTAATGACATTGAAAATGATCACTCTAGAGTAAAAGAACAAAAAACTTTAGACGGAAGAGAAAATCTTTCGAGCTATGGCGGCAAACGTGCTAGAGATTTCTTAAAAGCGAGTGAACTCGATTGGATAAAATCGGAGAAGGAAGAATGATCGTCTTTAAATGGTTAACAATTACAGTTTTAATTCAATCAGCTATTTTCTTAGTTTATTTTCTTTATGTCTTGAATAAAGATAGAAAAGAACTTAGAAAAAAGCCTACTGAGTGGGAATACTAGATGAATTATCAGAAAGTAATGAAAGATTGTGTTGATGAATTAGGAAGGATAACTGAAGGTAAAGATTTAGGGCATGATAACCCTAAACTTTTTAGTGCTGAAGTAATTCTTATGATGAGTATTTTAGGGCTTGATTACAGTAAACTTTCGTTAGCAATTCAAGCAGACATGAAAGAAACGAATGTTACTTTAGGGTTATGGTCAAGACATAATAAACAATTCAGAAAACTTCATCGTCTAACCCAAAACCCCATATCGCATGATGAGTGCAATGGGATTGCGATATCTGATTTAATAATTAATGATGGAAAAAAATGGTGTAAAGATATGCTTTTTTATCTGAAAGCAAATTCTAATTCATATAACGATGTGCATCCAGATACAGATTGGATTGCCCATTTCATAACAAAGCCAATATGGTTTATTAAAAATGCTTATAAATTTTTTAAAGCTTTAAAAAATAATCCACAAAATCAAGATGAACAAGATCAATACTTTGATAAAAACATTGTAGCACTTAGATATTTAAGACGAGCAAGAGATAGAGGATTTTATAAATATTGTGCTAACATTAATCTTTCTTTAACTGAGTATTTAGATTTTCATATTTCCTGGATATTTTCATTATATTTTTCTTATAAAGAAGGTGAGAGAAATTCAGGGGTATTAATGACTTCGTTTAAATTGATGGCACTTTATCATAAAAAAAGAATATTATTTCCTTATAAATTTTTTAAAAAGAAAATGGTAGAAAGATTAGGTAGTAAATGGTTAAGAACTATGTGCGGGAATTATTTTACTAATCCTAATCATCCAGACAAGATTCACATTATTACTTATTTTTCAGAGTTAATGGAGCATTACTAATGAAGAAGAAACAGATATGGGGCTACAAAGTTAATTTTACAGAAAAAGAAGCTACTCCTATTTTAGTTGAATGGGCAAAGAGTGATGTGATATCTATTATGGAATTTCTTCAAGACACAAAATTTCCAAAAGAAGCCATTGAAGATGTTAATTTTTGGAAAGCACTTAATAATATGATTAGACCAATATTTCAAGGAAGCAACATCGTTGCTGTAAGATTAAATTTAGAGGAAAAGGGGCCAACTACATGAAAAAAGAAGAACAATTAGACCTACCACTGGATTTAGGCGAAAAAGTAAAAAGATCTGTATTAGATCCAAGAGTTTCCAGTGGGAAAATAATGTATGGGCATGAACTTAAAACTACTTTAGATATTAAAAATATAGATCATCAAATAGAAGATGATAGGATTTATTTTATCGAAAATAGTGGGCAAGTAATTGAATTATGATTATAGGAATTGATCCAGGAGTTAATGGGGCATTTACTATTATTAATTTTAACAAAAACATTCTTATGTGTGCTGATCTTCCATTACAAGATAAAGAATCGAAACATTTAGATGGGGAAAAATTTAAAAACATTATTGAAAGTTTTAATATTAAATTAGTAATAGTAGAAGATGTTCATTCAGCACCGAAACAAGGAGTAGCATCCACTTTTAAATTTGGGTACTCAGCAGGGTTATTAACAGGAATTATGATCGGAAAAAATGCACAGGTAAAAAAAGTAAGACCCTATATATGGAAGCAATTACTTGGGCTTGGTATGGATAAAAAACAATCTTTGGATTTAGCAAATAAAATATTTCCAGATACTAACTATTTTAAATTAGTTAAAGATCATAACAAAGCTGAATCAGCATTATTAGCATACTTCGGAATAAGAGCATGGGAGAAATAAAGCTCTTTGATTATCAAAAAGATGGAGTCGAGTGGCTTAAAACAAGAAATGGGTTATTAGCTTTCGATATGGGATTAGGGAAGAGTGCTACAGCGATAACAGCAAGTGATGAAATAAAAGCTAAAAAGATATTAGTAGTTTGTCCGGCTATTGTTAGATCTAATTGGATTAATGAGTTTAGTATTTTTTCAAAGAGTAATAAAGCTGAAGTTATTTATAAAGTGCAAAATTTAAAAGATGTATCGGTAGTATCTTATGATTTTGCGATGTCAAAAATTAAAGAACTAACGAAAATAAAATGGGATTGTTTAATATTAGATGAATCTCATTATCTTAAAAATCCTACTGCCAAAAGAACTAAGGCAATTATCGGAACAGGAGGATTAATACATTCGGCAAACCGAATATGGTGTTTAAGCGGCACACCCATGGGAAACAATGTAGCAGAATTATGGACTATGTTTTTCATATTCGGTGTTACTAAACTTAAATATTCTGATTTTATAAAAGAATACTGCGAGACAAATCAAAACCCATGGGGAGGCACGATTATCGTAGGTAATAAAAAAGATAAATTAAAAGATATAGGGCAAATGCTTTCAAAAATAATGTTTAGAAAAACTAAGGAAGAAGTGATGATTGAATTACCTAAAATATTTTATAAAGATCTAGTAGTTCCTCAAGTGGAATTAACTTTTGAAGAACTTCAAAAAGATACAGTGTTACTTAACTATTTTTTCCCATTTGATAAATCTAAAGAGCTATTTGATAAACTCAAAAAAGACGCTGAAATGCTACAACATCTTGATGAATCTCAATCTTTTTTGACAGGAAATGGTTTTAAAATACTCGAAGGATTAGCTGGATCTGTTTCTACATTAAGAGTTTATTGTGGGATGCAAAAGGCAATGAGGATGAGCGAGATTATATATGAAGAATTAGAGCAAAACTATTACGATAAAATAGTTCTTTTTACAGTGCATAGATCAGCAATGTATATACTTTTAGATAAGTTAATAAAGTATAACCCAGTAGCAGTTTATGGGGGTACAGCAGAAGCAGAAAGGATAAGAAGGATAGAGAAATTTCAAAAGGATAAAAAAACCAGAGTTATGGTATGTAATATTGTAGCAGCAGGAATAGGCATTAACTTAACAGCAGCAAGTGAAGTTATTATGGTTGAAACTCTGTGGTCTCCCAATCCAAACGCACAAGCGATAATGAGATGTCATAGGGTTGGACAAAAGAACAATGTTAATGTTAGATTTGTGTCTTTAGAAAACAGTATAGATCAAAAAGTAGTTACTGCATTAAAAAGAAAAATAAAAGATATAACTGATGTGTTTAAATTTGCAAAAGATAACAAGGAGGATTTGATATGATAAGCATTACAATTACTGGTCAAACATTAGAGGAATTTAAAAACAAGCTTGAAGCTGTAGCGATTGAATTTTTGACAGAAAAAGAAAACAATGTAGTATTAAATAGTAGCGATATTGCTACAAAAAAAGGAGTAGAACATGAAAAAGAAATCAGTAAAGAAAACTGTATTGAAGAAAGGAAAGAAGAAGTAATTTCTTCGGAAGTTTCTACCACCCCACAAGTGGTAGAAACCTTAAATGAAGCAACATCTATTAAAAGAAAAGGTAAAAAGATTTCAGCTAAAGTAGCCCCTGCTGTTTATAATAAAGAAGTTTTAAAAGAAAATCCCAAATTAGATCTTTCAGAAATGAAGCTTCCTGATACACAAAAGATATATTCTGAAGACGAGATAACTCAATTATTTAGAGATGTTATTGCTAAAGGAAGAGATTTAGCGATATCTGTTCTTTCTAAATTTGAAGTCAAGAAATTTACAGAAATTGATCCAATAAAACACCAAGAATTTGCTAAAGAATGTGAAGCGGTTTTACGTGGTTAATCACGCTAAATTGTCTGCTAGTTCTTCTCATCGATGGCTCGAATGTCCAGGTTCAATAAAACTCTCTGAAGGAATAGAGAGTAAAACTTCTATTTATGCAGAAGAAGGAACTAAAGCGCATGATATTGCCGCAATATTATTAGAAAAAAATTCTATTCCTGAATCTACTGAAGTTGATGCTAAAACTTTGGAACATATCATGGTGTATGTAAATTATGTAAACTCCATACCATATACTTTACGTCTTATAGAACACAAATTCGATATCTCGCATATTTTTCCAAATATGTTTGGAACGAGTGATTGCACTATATACCAAGAAAAAGAAAAACATCTGCACGTTATTGATTTAAAATTTGGTAGAGGATTATTTGTTCACGCAAAGCACAATCCGCAATTACTTTATTACGCTTTAGGTGCATTTGAAGAAATTAAAAAACAAATAGATTTTATATCTATGACAATCGTTCAACCTAGATTTAATAGTGAAGAAAAAATAAGAACACATACTATATCTAGTGTAGAACTATTTGATTGGAGTATAGATTTAGTAGAATGTGCAAAATTAACCGAACAAGAAAATGCTCCTTTAAAAAAAGGAGATCATTGTATTTTTTGTCCTGCGAAAAATATTTGCCCAGAATTTAAAAAAACAAAACTCGAAGAAGCAATGTCAGAATTTTCTCCTTTGCAAGATTAATTTTTTTATATCTAATCATTAAGCCGCTTCATTTTAAAATTATTTTCTACTAGGCATGGTAGCAGAATGTTTAAGATGGAGCGGCACTAACCATTAAAACAGGAGACAAACGTATGTCAAAAAAATCATTGATGAAAAAAGTATTAACCCCAGAGTTTAGAGTATCTTATCCTTGTCTATTTACACCGAAAAAAAATACTCTTAACGGAAAAGATGAGTACAGTGTTGTAGCATTATTTCCTAAAGGAGCAGATTTAAAAGAATTAGTAGCTGCTGTAAATGAAGTAGCTGTGTCTGAGTTTGGTTCGGATAAAACCAAATGGCCAAAGAATTTAAAAATGCCTTTCAAAAAACAAGAAGATTCTTTAGATAAAAATGGAAATTTAAGAGATGGACACGTTGAAGGTGCGATCATGATGAATTTAAAATGTGATGCTGCTAAAAATCAACCTCAAGTTGTGGATGCAAAAGTTCAACCAATTATTGATTCAAAAGAAGTTTATGCCGGATGCTACGGAAAAGCATCTATTACTTTTTTTGCATATAATCAAACAGCTAATAAAGGTGTATCTATGATTTTAAACAATTTTCAAAAGACTAGAGAAGGAGATCCTTTAGGTACTAAGAATAGAGCTGAAGATGATTTTACCCCAGTAGGAACGCAAACTGAATTTGATCTTGAAGTTTGATTAACAAAAAGAAAGCTCCATGCCAGCTTATATTGATTTTGAAACGAGAAGTACTTTAGATATTAAAAAAGTTGGGACTTATGTATATTCAAACCATGAAACAACACAAGTTCTATGTCTAGCATACGCAATAGACCAATCGGAAGTTCAGCTATGGAAGCCTGGACTTCCTTTTCCAAAAGAGCTTATAGATTATGTTAAAGAAAATAATATTGTATCTGCTCACAATGCTACTTTTGAGTTTAATATATGGAACAATACTCTACTTCGTAGTCAGTTCCTATGTCCTCTCAAATTAGAAAACATAGAATGTACTATGGCAAAGTGTTACTCCAGGAGTTTACCTGGGAAACTTGAAGAAGCAGCACTAGCTTTAAAACTCCCTATAAATAAAGATAAAATCGGAAATAAAATAATGCTTCAGCTTTCTCGACCAAGGAAAGTAAAAAATAATGAAGTCACATGGTATGAAGAATCTGAGTTCCCAGATAAATATGAACTTTTATATGCGTATTGTAAGCAAGATGTTGAAGTTGAAAGAATGATTTCTAAAAAGATAAAACCTTTATCAGAAAAAGAAAAAAAGATATGGATGTTAGATTATAAAATAAATCATACAGGGGTAGAAGTTGATGTTAAATCAATATATGCCGCTTTAAGAGTTATTAATGAAGAGAAAGAACATTTAGATTCACGTATGCAATTTCATACGAATAATGAAGTAGATGGATGCCAAAGTGTAACACAAATTACTAGGTGGATTAAAAACCAAGGGGTTGATATTGAAGGCATATCTAAATCTGAGATAAAAGAAAAACTAAACACTGAATTACCTTATAATGTTTTACAAGTTCTTAAGTTAAGATCAATAGCAGGGAAAAGTTCTACTGCAAAACTAGAAACAATGCTTGAATCTATGTCAAGTGATAATAGGATAAGAGAAATGTTTCAGTATCATGGTGCCAACACTGGTAGATGGGCAGGAAGAAGAGTGCAATTACAAAACTTTCCTCGTCCAACTTTAAAACAAAAAGAAATTGATGATATATTTAAAATATTAAACTATTGTGATCCAGCAAAAATAAGAGATACTATTGATTTATTTTACGCTCCTCCCCTTCTTGCCATTAGCGATTGTTTAAGGTCTTTTTTAGTAGCTAAAGAAAATCATAGATTTATCGTTGTCGATTGGTCAGCTATTGAAGCTAGAGTTTTAGCGTGGTTAGCAGGACAGGAAAATACACTTGAAATATTTAAAACAAGTGGGAAGATATATGAACACGCTGCTAGTGGGATATATAATGTTTCTCTCGATAAAGTCACAAAAGATCAAAGGTTTATTGGCAAGGTTGCCATACTCGCACTTGGCTATCAAGGTGGAAAGAAGGCCTTCACCAAAATGGCAAAAGTTTATGGGGTTGATATTAGTGAGGAAAAAGCAGAAGAAATTAAAACGAAATGGAGACAAGCAAATCCTAAAATTGTTAATTACTGGTATGCACTTGAAGAAGCAGCAATATCGGCAATAGAAAAACCAGGGGCTATATTTAAAGCTGGAGCAAAAGGAAGAGAAGTATCTTATTTTATGCAGAATAATTTTTTATATTGCAAACTACCTTCTGAAAGAATTGTATCTTACCCCTACGCATCTATTCAGAACGTAGAATGGTATGGGGATGTAAAACCACAAATAAAATATATGGCCAGGAATGCAATTTCAAAAAAATGGGAAGAATCTCATCTATATGGTGGGCTACTTTCTGAAAATATTACGCAAGCAGTAGCGAGTGATATTTTAAGAGATGCTTTATTAGAATTAGATAATAAAGGGTACAATATAGTAATGCACATCCATGATGAGATTGTTTGTGAAATGAAAAATGGAGAAGGCTCTTTAGAGGAAATGAAAAAAATAATGTGTTCATCAAGTCAGTGGGCAAAAAATTTACCTTTAGCTTCTGAAGGATATGAAGCTGCAAGATACAAAAAGGAATAGTATGTCTGAATTAGTTTCTGAGTTAAAAGAAAAAGGCTTTAAAATATTTCCTATTAAACCAGGGCTTAAAGATCCAGCACATAAGGCATGGCAAAAAGAAGCTTTATCTGATGTATCTATTCCTGAAGGGCATAATGCAGGAGTACTTACTACTTCCTATAAAGAAGACAAAGCTTTAGTAGTTGTAGATTTAGATATTAAGCAAGACAAAAATGGAATTGAAGAATATAAAAAATTAAAATCACAAGGATATGATTTTCCTCCAACTTTTACAGTTAAAACTCCAAGTGGAGGGTATCATCTTTATTATTTTTCAGATACTCCAGTTAAAGGTGGAGTAGATGTATTGGCAAAAGGGATTGATATCAGATCACGTGGACAATATGTTGTTGCCCCAGGCTCTTTTATTGATGGAAAAAAATATGAGATATTAAAAGATTTAGATGTTGCTTTATGTCCTGAATGGATTAAAGAAAAATGTTCAGATACAGTAATTACTAGAGATTATGAATTAATTGATTCAGATATAAATGTAGAAAATGCCTACAAAAGAGCGTCTAACTATTTACAGACTATAGCACCAAAACCAAATGAAGGTTCAAGAAATCACACTGGGTATATTGTAGCTTGCAAGTTAAAAGATTTTGGGTTGTCACTAGATGATACTTTAGAATTAATGCTTAGTGAGTGGGAAAGCCATCCTCCGCTTGATGCTGATGAGATTAGAGCAATAGTTATTTCTAGTTATAAAAATGGAGTAAACCCAGTAGGTATTGATGCTCCTGAAAAACAATTTCTTTCTGTAACTTTAGTCGATCCAAAAAAAGCTCCCTTAGAAGAAATGAACGATAGATACGCTGTAGTATTTGCAAATGAAGGACATAAATATTTGGTTGAAGAAAAATATAAAGGGAAAGTAATAAGACATTATTTTTTAAATGAGCAAGGTTTTAAACGATTACTTTCCACTGAACATATTACTTATGATGATGGGAAAAAGAAGGCAATTTTTGATGAATGGGTATCGTGGGGAGGTAGGAGAGAATACTACGGCATAGTAAGATATCCAGGGAAAGTAGATCATAAATTCTATAATACGTGGAGAGGGTATCCTTGTGAAGATGTGCCTGTTTCTTCCTGGACAGAAGACCAAAAATTAGCTGTAGAAATGTTTGATAAACACCTGTTAGAAAATGTTAGTTGTGGCGACACTAGTCTCTATAAATGGGTTAAAACTTATCTTGCCCACATGATTCAAAAGCCGGAAGAAAAGCCTCGGACAGCATTAACGCTTAGAGGGAATAAAGGGATAGGAAAAAGTTTAGTAGTAAATGTTATGCGGTCTATAATGCAAGAATATTGTATGGTGTTAAATAACATAACCCAGTTAGTAGGAGATTATAATGGGCATTTAGAAGGAACAATTCTACTTAATTTAGATGAAGTCTTTTGGGGAGGTGATAAAGCACATGAAGGTATTATGAAAAATTTGGTTACAGAAGAAACAATGATGATAAATGCTAAATTTGAAAAACCAAAAATAGTAAGAAATTTTATGAGAATAATATTTACAACTAATGCGGAATTTGTTAACCCTGCCACAGGAGATGAAAGGAGATACACTATTAAAACTGTAAACCCAAAACCATGTTTTACCAAGCAGCAATTCGAGAAGTTGATGGATATAGTTCTTAAAAAGAAAGGAAATGAATCTATATACCACTGGCTTAAAAACCAAGATTTATCTGAAGCTGATATAAATACTATATACGAAACAGAAGATCTTACAGATCAAAAATTATATAACTTAACTCCTACTCAAGAATTTGTTAGACACGTTTTAAATACAGGGAGGGTAGGAAGATATAATGTGTTGAAAGATCTTGTACCTAAAGATGATTTTAAATTAGAACTTTATGCTTTTATGAAAGAGAAAAATCCTAAAGCTTTTAAGCCTTCTACTCAACATATATCTAACCAAATGTTAAGTATATGTCCGAGCATAAAACCTTCTCGGAATAGAATAGATGGAAAACTTACGTACATTTATATGTTCCAAGATCTTGCTGCTTGCAGAAAAGAATTTGAAACATTTTTAAATGCTGAATTAGAGTGGGATGAAATAGACCATGAAGATAATGATGATTTAATTTAATCTTTGTTACATGATTTTATAAATTCCACATATTCGTGCCTTTGCATACATATATATCCAGCACAATCTACTACAGTAGGTGTGTCTCTTCCATCTATGTATATGCACGTAGACCCATTTAGGATCATACAGGTATTATGAATCTTTTTTAGATTTGTGCAACCGCTTAGCAGTATCCACAATAGAGTTATCAGAAGTAGGATCTGTTTCATTTAATATCTTTTCTTGTTCATTTATTCTGTATTCTTTTAGCTTCTTTAATATAAGTGGGATTATCTTTGAAAACCCCACTAACATTTGGAGGAGCGACGAGATCATTTCTTTCCGATCTTGATAGAAAATAACCAATCAAGAACGAATAGAAATTTATTATAAACAGGACTGGCAATTACTTTATTTACAAATGAATCATCTTCTTTATTAGGTGTGTATGCCACATACGCTTTTATAATTTCCATAATCGGTTTAACGATAAGTCTTATCAATCCTAAGATTGACAGTATGCTTGCAATTACTGGGTACTTAGCTACTAGCCCAATTAAAATTTCTTCCATAAAAAGATTCTCCTTTATCTATTCTATTCTATTATATGCGGAAACATGAGACAGCAAAGTAAAAAATGCCATCTCATCCGTAAGATGGTCTTAATCGTCTTCCATGACTTTTTTTATTTTTCCTATTTCTTTTGCCGTTCTCATGTGCATTTGTTCAAAAGCCTTACTCTTTTCCTCAAGCACAATTACCTTCCCAAAATTTTCTTTTAGTTGGTCTGTATTTATTTTAGCATGACTTATGTGAATGTCTTGTATTTCTCGTTTCAATGTTGCCATTGATCTATTCATACCTATCATGTCGTCTCTTATTTCTTTAACGTCTTTGCTTACTGAATCTAATTTCTCAGTTGTTTTTTCTTTTAGTTGAAATATTTTATCGGATATTTCTTGAATTTTAGGTGTGTCTTTATTTTGCTGAGTTTTTATCCACGTTACTACTATTGCAGTTATAGAGCTAATAATCGCTAGAATTATATCCATCAATGTTTTCCTTTAATCTTATTCTAAACTCTTCCATTGATATAGACAAACTTCCAGCAGGATCAATTTTCCTAGGAGTGACTTCGTTATGCCCGAAGAATAAATTTGGGTTTGCTCCATTTAGACATAGCCACATACTAAGATCGAATAAAGATTCTTCTTGTTCGGGTGTAAAAGCTTCATACTCTTTATTATCTATCACTCGAATTTTATGGTCAGGTACTCTTAAATTATACCACGTCTTTCCTTTATTAAGTAATCCAGCACAAGCAATTTCTATTCCTACATAATATTTAGAAACATTACTTCTACAAGTAACAGGACATTTTGATAACCCCGCATGAGAGCCCCATCTGTTTATATTAAATTGCTGATATACCATTCCGGATTCATTTATAAAAAAATAACAATAATTATTTTCAAGAGCGTGTTGGATTGCCATTATACCTGATTGGTCTTGTCTCCCTGCTGTGTAGTGAACTATTGCACCTTCTGGAAAATCTAATTTATAATTGCCGAATGTTTTTAATCTCGGAAGATCTTTAAGAAATATTGCGTTTGGATATAACCCAAAAGGTGTATCCATCAGTGCCTTTTGAAAAAAGATTTTATTCCGTTATTTGGGTATCTATTATATTCAGTCATAGATTCCTTTAGCTATTTAAAATATTTATAGCATTAAGCCTAGCTTGTTTCACATCTTCAGGGATAACTTTTCCCCTTTCGACATTTGCAGTTATATACCAATCTGTTTCTGCTAGATATTTTTTCGCTGCAATTTTTTGCATATTAAGATTATGTTCTACTGTTATGTCTTTTATAAAATCTTCTGGATTTCCTTGTAATCTCCCTGGCTTTGTTAATTGCTTAGTAGTCCATGCGAGTGCTTTATCGTACTCTTCAAATGTTGCTCCCCATGCCATAACTCCATTTAGATTTTTTAATTCTACTTTAAACATATTACCCTACCTTAAAAAATGATTTTATAGTCTTACAAAATTTTGTAAATAATGAATCGTTTATTATTCTTGATTTTTCAGAATATACAACTACTTTTTTTCTTAGTGGTCTTTTTGGAGGGTATGATTTTTGTATTCCCATTATCTTACACACTTATACAATGAACCTGTCATTGTACTCCCTGATAAAAATTTTAATCTTGCTGCACAAGCTGATGTATCTAGTATATCCCACATGGCATTGTCTGTCCCTGAAAGTGTTATAGCGGTGTCGTCAACATCGGCCCAATCAGTTCCGTTATTAGATAACTGTAACCTTCCAGTCCCCGCTCCATTTGTATATACCAATTGGAAACTTATCTTATCAGATCTATGTAGATCTACCGCTTGCGAATAATAGGGTGTTACACTTGCTATATTTATACTTTCTACTGCTAATACTTCTTTATACCCTTGTGCCATTTAATCCCCTTAGTATAATGCAAACCATATATTCTGAGATTGGTTTGATGTTGCTGAAACTGTTATAGAACTTGGCAATGTATTGTGGGGGTTCTGGTTCATTGATACTTTAGATGAGCTTGCCATCCCAATTGAGTTAGCAGAGGAGGCATATAAAATTGTCCCTCCAGTAGCGAGCCTTGGAACTGTAGTTTGCGCAGAATAATTATATAACCCACCAACAAAATAAAGCCCTGCACTAGCAGCATAAGTTGAACTAAATGCTTTTGTAGCAAAACCAGTAGCCGCTTTCCAAATATTTGCATCATTCGCACTGGAAGCTACTAGCGTTAAAGTCCCGCTAGACCAAGTATATAATCCAATTCTGTTTTCATTATCTTCAGTAAATGCTCCTTGCTGCGAAACATAGTATTTAACTCCTGTCAATGTTGCTGCAAATGGAAGCCATACTGCTGTTAAGTGGATATAATTATCTGCAAACTGAACAAAGTTATCGCTAGGAAATCCACATCCAAATGATAACCCTTTTATATCGCTTCCAAGTGCTACTAAAATTCTTTGAAATTGGTTATCATATAACCCATTTGAAATATCTGTCTGTACTGATGAAGCTAATTTTGCAGAAGTAACAGCAGCGTCATTTATTTTCGCAGTAGTTACTGCTGAATCATTTATCTTTGCTGTAGTTACTGCTGAATCATTTATCTTTGCTGTAGTTACTGCTGAATC